CTAATATAGTAGAAACTACTTACTTCAATGTAATTAATAGGGCTGGTCTACCTGATCAATGTGAACTATTTCAGTTAAATCCATTTACTGATCCTGTTCAACCTGTCATGATGACTAGACCTGATAACATCTCTAGAATGGATTGGATTAAGTATTTTAATACTAATCCTTTCCAAGGTACTCAATTTACGACTCAGTTCGGAGCTTTTAGTCATGGTCTTAATACAGATCTTATTACCAGTAATTGGTCTACCACATCTATTACAACTAATACCATCGGTACTGGTCTAAAGACATTTACTGTAGCTTCTAATCTTCCTGCCTTTGCAGGACAACAAGTAGGTATATCTTCTGGATCTACTAACACAATGGTAGGTACTGTGTTTAGTTACATAGGTACTACGTTGATTATTAGTGTTACTGCTATAGGAGGTTCAGGGACGTTTAGTATATGGCAGATACAATCTACTGCAGGTCTAGGAGCTATTCCAGGTTATCAGTATGTAACTATAATTCCTGTCCAACAGTTCTTAGATATGACCAGTTCTTTTAATCCTACGGACAGTAATGTTAATTCATTTCAGTTTAGAGTAAATGAAGAGAACTTTAAGTTCTATTATAGAAACGACCATCAACCTCAGTATTGTACTGTATTAGAGAACTTCTATGTAATATTTGATTCATTTGATAAGACTCAAGATGCTACTTTACAAGCATCTAAGACTCAAGGTTATGGACAGTTAGTTCCTACATTCTTAATGCAAGATAACTTCATTCCAATAATGGATGGTAAACAGTTCCAATTATTATTAAATGAAGCCAAGTCTTTAGCTTTCTATGAACTTAAACAAATGCCTCATCAAAAGGCAGAACAGGAATCTAAGAGACAATGGGTTAATGTAGAGAAGACTAAGTCTTTAACGGGTAAACCTACGTATTTTAATCAACTACCTAACTTCGGAAGACGTTCTGGAACAGGTGGATATTCAGGAATGAGGGATACAAATGCTCGCTTCTTTGGCGGCTATCTCGCCGGATAAAACTAAGATGACATCAGATGATAGAATTCTGATGTTAGAAGTAACAGATGGAAAGAAGGCTAACGATAGTTTAGTAGATGTTAATAATAATCTACATGCTGTCTTACTTCCAAATAATCTATGGACTTTAAAGTATGAACATGGATTTCTTCCTGGTCCTCTTAAGGGTCAATCCTTTACTAATTTCAATGTTTTATTAAAATTTGTTAAAGAATATATCGAACGAAGAGGTCTTAGAGTTAAAGAAATAATTGATGTATGGCCTTAAATCCTAGCGTACAAAATAACTTTACTGGTGGTCTTAAGACTGAATTCACTGCTTTAAACTTCCCTGAAAATGCATGTACTCAGACAGAGAACTGCATTTTCACTATTATAGGGGATGTCTTACGTAGAGAAGGATTTGATTATGAAGCGAACGCTGTTCTCAATATCAACATTAATAGAACTAATGCTGCTATTAACACTTATAAGTGGAATAACGTTGGTGGGGATGGTCTTACTCAGGTAATAGTCTTACAAGTAGGAGGAACTATCTTCTTCTTTAAATCTAGTAGTGCTACTATTGTTTCTCCTTTATCAGCTCAATTATTAAGCTCCAGAGTCGCTTTAATTAACTTTGTAGCTCAAGGAGGTATATTTGATCCTACTATTGAATGTCAGTTTACAGATGGTAATGGATATCTATTTATCTTTCATCCAAATTTAGACACTATATTCTGTACATATAACGCTGTAAATTCATTTGTAATCCCTACTATAATAGATTTTAAAATAAGAGATGTCTTTGGTATTCCTGAACCAGGAGTAGCAGATAACTTCAGACCTACTGTTCTTTCTCCTGAACATACATATAATTTAACTAACCAAGGTTGGACTCAAGGTTCTAATTGGTCAGCTCAAGGTAATTTAAATGGTAATGGTGCTCCTTGTGTAGGAGATATTATTACTTTAGCAATTAATTCACAGGTCAATACTACTTCAGTCTCTGGTGGCAGTAGTCTTACGTTCTCATTTCAAGCAGGTCAGGTAGGATCTAACAATGGTAATAATAACTTTACAGCTACTGTTACAGGTATCGTTAATAATTACGCAATTAACACAGTAAGAATTCAAGTATCTACTATTAGTTATGATTGCCATACGACTGCTCCAGGATCATGGTCAGGAGGTAATTTCTTTCTAAATCAAAATCAACCAATAACATTAAAATTAACTAATGTTGGTTTCATAAATACTTGGTTTACTGCTTTATCTAGTTATCCATCTAATTCAGATATTTGGTGGTTATATAAAACTTCTCTTAATGCTTTTGATCCAGCTACTACTTTTACTAATGTACAACAGAATATAGGAGCTGCTCCTAAAGGAACATATATTCTAGATGCATTTAGACAGAAAAGAACTTTAACATCTAATATTCCTGGTCTAACTGATGTTATAACTGTAGCTAGACCAGCGACTGGAGCTTGGTTCCAAGGTAGATTATTTTGTACAGGAGTTAATGCTTCTCAACAGGCTACTGGAGATGAACCTTATTATACTTGGACAGAGAATATTTACTTCTCTCAGACAATAGTTTCAGGAACTACTCAATTTGGTAAATGTTATCAAGTTAATGATCCTACGTCTCAAACTCTATTTGATATATTACCTACCGATGGTGGAGTAATAACTATACAAGGAGCTGGGACTATCTATGAACTATTCCCTATTCAGACTGGTCTTATTGTCAGAGCTGCTAATGGTGTGTATTTCATATCCGGAGGATCAGGAGTAGCTTTCCAAGCTAATGATTATTCTGTAAGTAAGATATCTAATATTCAAAGTATATCTTTTACTAAGGCTGTTAATGTCCAAGGTTGGCCTATGTTCTGGAATGAAGAGGGTATCTATTATGTTACAGTCAGACAGAACTCTAGTTCTATTCGTAGTCCAGATATTAACTTAGATGTTAAAAACATATGTCTAGGAACTATTCTATCCTTCTACGCAAACATACCTCTGCAAAGCAAGAAGTTTGCAAGAGGAGACTACAATCCTTTAGATTACATAGTTCAATTCTGTTTCAGAAGTACAAATGAATCTACAGTGACTGATAGATATCAGTTTGATAGTATTCTTAATTTCAATATAGCTACTCAAGCATTCTATCCATATCAAATATCTTCAGCAAGTGGTTCTCCTTTTATACATGGAATAAACTATGTAGCAGGTCCAGGAGGAAGTACTTCTCCTACTCCTGTATTTAAATATATAACTTCTCATAATAACAATAATAGTTATGATTTTACTTTCTCAGAAGAAAGAGATCCTACATTCGTAGATTGGAAGACTTCTGGATTCTCTTTAAACTATATAAGTAATTTTATAACTGGTTATAAGTTAAGTGGTAAAGGAATAGTTAAGTTTCAACCTACTTATGTTTATGTCTATTCTAATAATGGAACAAACACTTCTTATAAGATCCAAGGAGTATGGGATTACGCTATAAATAGAGACTCTCATAGATGGGGAGTTCCTCAGACTATAAACAATTTCTTAAATACTCTTAACTTTAGTAAAGTCTTTCGTAAACATAAGATAAGAGGTAAAGGAGTAGTTCTTCAATTTCAAATTCTATCCGTAGATGGTAAACCATTTGATATAATGGGTTGGACTGTTATGGATGACACTCAGGAAAAAATGTAATGTTAGGTGTAGCTTTTGGTTTGGAAGCAATAGGAACAGGATTACAAGTAGTTGGTGGTTTAAATGCCATGAGTGCTCAGAAAGAAGAAGCAGCAGCCTCTAAGGGTATCACACAGCTAGAAATGCAGGCTGATCAACAGAGGAGACAGGCTATGGAATTAAGTGCTCAGCGATCTTCTCTGGAGGTTACACGCAATGCTCAACGAGCTAGATCCATGGGTACAGAGAGTGCTGTAGTCGGAGGTTCTCAATTAGGATCTGGTCTTGCTGGAGGCTTATCTCAGATCCAAGGACAAGCTACGACAAATCAATTAGGTATTAGCCAAAATCTTCAGATTGGTAGAAATATTTTTGATATTAATCAAAATATCTCTGCTGCTAGAATTGCTGAGTCTAATGCTAAGTCTAAGGAAGCTACTGCCGCAGGTATATCTGGTTTAGGTTCAAGTATCTTTAAATTAGGTGGTATGGGTATGTTTGGTGGTGGTGGTGGAGGCGGCAGTAATGGCTGAAGCCCAACCTATCTCTTTAGATCAAACTGAAGACCAACAGCAAGCTCCTTTAATTAATTTAAATGTAGATCCTCAGCCTACTCTTTCTGATGATGTAATTACTAAGAGAGCTTCTAAAGCTACATTCGGATTACTGGATCAAGTTCCTAATAAATCTTATGATGACTACTACCGTTCTATAATTAGTGGTAAAGAAGCTCAGACTCGTAGAGAGCTTGCAGGTACTTTAGACTTTCAACGTACTTTACAGAAATATGACCGTATCCAAGACTTAGCTAGAGCTAAAGGCAGTTCTTTAACTCCAGAAGATTTGAATAACTTACAAAACTTCATTAATGTTCCTCCTGCAGATCCTAGATCTGTCTTCGAAGATAATTATTCTAAGAAGTATATGGATACTCTTCGTCAAGCTCCAGGTTTCCCTGGTTCATGGTATGATACTGTCTATCAACAGCAACCTGAATTAGTCGAAGCTACCGAATCGGTAGGTAGTGAATATTTATCTAAGAAAGAATATGCTAGAACTGCTAGAGAAAATGCAGAAGGTAAATCTAAATCTCAATCTTACTTTGGAGATGTAATAGATAGAGCTAAGGAATTTATACCTGGCTATGTAGAATATAATCAAAGAATGGCTACTCCCTCTGGAGAGTCTATGTTTCAAGGTTTACTTGGAACTCAGTTAAACAACATAGCTACTGAAGGATTAAGATTACCTTTACCACAGTTCAAAGAATGGTTTGATTCTAACATGGATAGATTAGGAAATAAAGATCCTGGTCTTGCTGTACAGTTTGCTCACGCTGTAGAAGGTCAATCTTTATCAGATACTGTTCTTAGTAATGCTTTTACTTTAGGAGATATATCTGGTCTTTATGGAGTAAGTAAAGGAACTGTAAAGATTATACGTGGTCTAGCTACTAAAGAAGTAGATCGTAGAGAACTTCAACAGATTACTAGACAGTTGGCTCAGTCAGCTACAGGTACTGAAAGAGCTCCTCCTCAGGTAGTAGCTAATGCTGCTGCAGGAGATCTAGGAGAAGCTGCTGTACATCAGGCTACTGCTGATGTAATGGCTGCTAGGACTGGCGCTGTAGCCCCAGAGGTTCAAGCATTAGATGAACTAACCTCTCATCTTAAAGCTCAAGAAGATAATATGCGAGCTACTCATGGACGTTATGGTCAAGAGATAGTTAACCGTGTCTTAGAAAGAGCTAGAACATTCAGAGCTAATCTTTCAGAAGCTATACAAACTCGTATGAAAGTAGAACGTATTCCTGAAGTAGTAGCTACTCAAGATGCTATCAGAGCTGTTAAACAAGAGTTTTTAAATGATTATCCAGGTATAGATAGTTCTATTATTAATATTAATTCTTTCTTAGACGTAGAAGGATTAAGATATAATGAGATAACAGGTACTAGGGAGATAGTAGCTCAATTAGGAAGACAAGTTCCTAATGTACATGATATCGTATTACAAGTAGGTAGACATACAGCAGAGTACTTTACCAGTTCAGAGGAAGCTGAAGGCTTTGCTAGGATGTATGGTCTTGTTAACCCTAGAATTAAACAACAGGGATTTGGGTATTATATTGAATTAAGTAAACCTATTAATGAGACATCTCAAGTATCTAGAGATTTCTTAATGGCTACTACTGCGTCTAAAGCTCCAGATAGTTATGTTAATGCTTTTCTAGGATTCTTAAGAACACCAGATGAAACTCTATCTTTAGAACAGAGACTAAATCGTAAGGTAGCTGCTCATGGTGGAGCTAACTTACTTGCAGTTGCTAAAGAAGAGATGAAGAGTATTAGACAATTAGCTAAATGGACTATTCCTGGTACTTCTAAGAGACAGCAATTTGATCAGTGGGCTAGTGCTGTTAATTATAGTCGAAGAGCTGTTGATCCTGCTACTTCAGAAAGAGGATATTTCTTTCAGTCTCCTGCTGAATTAGGAGATCACTATCAAACTACTTTTAAAAGACCCCCATCAGATGGAGAAATCCAAGCTTACTTCTCATTTGTACGTCTAGTAGAAATGGATGCTGTCTTACGTGATATAGGTATATATAGAAATATGTCTCGTTTAGGTACAGAACACTGGCAATTCTCTATGTTAAATCAAGGTGGTGAAGAAATTAAATCAGGTTTCTTTCCAGCTATTAAACAGAATGTATTTCCTATTGGTTCTGATCCTATTATTGTATTAGGTAATAGTTTAGGTGAAGAGAAGATCCGTTCTGTAGGAGGTAGAGGATTTAATCAGAAAGATCTAAAACAGTTTAGAGATGATGTTGCTGCTGGAATTAGGTCTGTCTTCAGAATATATGATCCTGAAACTAGACCTCTAAAACAATTCTTAAACGGAGATACTTCTCGTATTAGATATATAGTTACTTCTAATGTAAGAGGAGCTGAAAATAAGCCATTACCTTTCTCTAATCTTAATAGGCGTGGTGGTGGTCATTTCGATTATGACTACGATCACTATATTAAACAGGCTAGAGTAGGTTGGGATGATGCTTATAAGAAGTTTGTCTATGAAGGTGACTCTACTATTATGCCTATGCTTAATAGATCTATGGGTAGAGATGTAGCTCAAGCTCTAGATGAAGTTAGAATAGCTATTCGTAATAGAGACTTAGGAGCAGCTAAAGTTGTAGCTGAATCTAGAATACCTGCTATTCCATGGAAAGAGATACAGAGTTGGTTTAATCCCACTCGTAATACAGCAGGTGAACTACTTCCTCCTAGATTAAATAAGAATGAACCTATTCAATTAATACCTAGAGGCAGTACTATAGCTTCACAAGATCCTGGTCTATCTAAGAGAGATTATATGCTTAGAAAAAGAGCAGGTCTTAAACAGTATTTATTTAAAGATGGGACTACAGAAGGCTCTGACGCTAGAGTTCATCAGATTAAGTATACTCAACAGAGGGATGCTTATGATTTATATACTATGCGTGATGAAGGGACTCAGGGTAATCCTCTATGGAAATATGAACCAGCTCAGTTAGTCGATCCTATTCCTACGCTTAATAGAGGTATTAAAGAGATAGTTAATTCTACGTTTATGGATGATTATAAGATCTTCTCTGTAGAGCATTGGCTTAAACAGGCAGCTCCTTATCTTAAGTTAGATGATATTGATGCTTGGAAGTCTTCTCCATTCTGGCACTTTAACCATGCGGATTTTAAAACAGATGCAGATATCTTACAGGTAAGACAATTAGAAGATGCTCGATTTAAGATTAAACAGTTTGTAGGCACTCCATCTAAAGTACAGAATATGTTAGATCGTATGTCTCAAGATTTAGCAGATGCTATGTATAAGAAGTTTGGTCCTGGTGGTAATCAATTAACCAGAAGTTTAATCTTAGCTCCATCTTGGACAGTAGCTAATCTAACTAAACCGATAGACCTGATGCATTATATAACCTATAATGCTGTAATAGGTCTATTTTCTCCTGCTCAGTTATTAGTCCAATCATTTAACTATGTGACTATGGCTGGTATTGCTGGCTATGGTAAAGCTATGCAAGGTGGTGTAGCAGCTCTGTTACATCAGTTTGGTAGGTTGAATGAACATCCTGATTGGATAGCTAAACTTGATAGTATAGCTTCTAAGTTCGGGTTTAGACCTGGTGAGTTTACAGAAGCTAGGATGTTAGGCAATCAGTCTGGTATGTTTAATGTTGGTTCTTCTCATATATTGTATGACAATCATTATGCTCCTAAATTAATCAGTAATGGTACTCAACAGTTCTTAGACTTAGGAACTATGTTCTTTAGAGGAGCTGAACAGCACTCTAGGTTTGGAGCTCATTATATTGCTTATAAAGAATTAAGAGATCTGCACCCTACTGGACGTATTACAAATGCGGATAGAGCAGCTATTCTGGACAGAGCTGACTTACTATCGGGTAATATGTCCAGAGCTTCTAAATCTAGAATACAATATGGTATAGGTTCTTTCCCTACTCAGTTCATGGGATATCAAATTAGATTAGCAGAAGCAATTACAGGAAGTCGTTTAACTGTTCAACAGAAACTTAGATTAGCTGGTACTTTTGCCATTGTCTTTGGTGTTCCGACAGCTACAGGTATTGCTGCTATTCCATTCGATCAATACTTCAGAAAGGCAGCTAAAGAATATGGATATGTCGTGGGAGATAAATGGTGGTCTACTACCTTTATGGAAGGATTGCCTGCAGCTCTAGGACAATTGGTTACTGGTAATGTTTATGACGTAGGTCAGAGATATGGTGCCCCTGGTATGGACTTCTTCAGAGAGGCTCTAACAGGAGATAAACCATGGTGGAATATGTTAGGTGGTGCATCCTTCTCTACGTTAGCAGGAGCATTCCAATATTCTAATGGATATAGAACTGCTATGATGTCTATGATTAGAGGAGATAACGAAGCATTCCCTATGACTGTGGAATCATTTACAGAACCTCTTAAGATTATATCTTCATATAGTGCTGCTTGGAAAATGATGGCTGCTATCAATACAGGTAGGTGGATGTCTCGTAATGAAACTTTCATAGACAGAACTTCTCCAGCTAATGCTATGTTTATGGGTCTATCTGGATTACAATCTCAACAAGCTGCAGAAATTCAAACAACTACCTGGTCTTTAAAAGATCGTAAGGCTATGGAAGACTTTGGTAAGAAAGAGTTTATTCGTTATTTCCATAGAGCTCTAAGAGATCAAGAGATGAATCCTGAATTAGCTAGATCAGAGTTTACTCAAGCTAATGCCATGCTTATAGCTGCAGGATACCCAGAAGAGAAATATCCTGAAGCTATATCAGAAGCAGCACAAAATAATGAAACATTAATAGAACGTCTTAATTGGGATTTCTATCTTAAAGATATTCCCTACTCTCAGAAAGAGAACTATATGCGTGCATACAATTCTACTACTAAGTTATATCAAGGAAGAGGTAGGTAGTAATGGCTCCTGTTAACCCACAAGTACCTCAGGTTTCAGATCCTTTCTATCTTCATTTATCTAGACCTGCTCAAGAACCTACTCCTGATAAGTCTGGAGGTACTCTATTTAAAACAATAGGAAGTGCTATCGAAGATACTGGTAAGTTAGTTGATACAGGTATCAAAAAGTCTATTCAAGACGATGTAACTAAACAGATGACTTCTATAGATGAAGAAAATATCTCTGGTTTAGAGTCTACTAAGGCAGCTATTGAAGGAGGGACTCAAACTGCTCAGAATATTCAAGGTAATCAACCTAATGATGTCTTAACTGCACAAGGTAGTGCTGCAGTTCCTTCTGATATTCATCAAGGTATTAATGCTGTTCAGATGTTTCAAGATGTTAGAAACAATGGTAAGATAACTGAATCAGATAAATTAGGCAGGCAATACAAAGTTCTCAAAGATATTAGACAACAGTGGCCTCAGTATAGAGATTATATTGATAGAGAATCAGAACGTATTACTGGTAAGAACGTAGCTAATGCTTATGCTAATTCTCTTATAGGAGATCTTAATGCTTCTCAATCTTCTCAACAGAAAGAGAAGAATGAAATATCTTCTTCTTTTACAGAGATGTCCAGAAAAGGTGTTAAAGATGTAGCTGTAATGCATAACAGATGGTTAGCTGGAGAAATAGGAGATAACGATGCTAGACTTTATATCAATAGACAGAATTCTTATCTTTATAGACATACATTAGCCCAGCAAGAAGCTGAAGAAGGTGGATGGGATGAAGCTAAAGAAAAGAGAATGGCCGGACCTTTATCTGAAACTCTTTTAGAAAAAGCAAATCATACCTACGTATCTTCTTTAGCTGATGCTACAGATAATGCAGATAAGATTACTTCCGTTATAGCTAGTGGTAAACCAGTAGACCCTGCAATAGCTAGACAAACTTTAGCTCAGTTAGAGAATACTAAACGTTTAGCTCGGGCAGCTATGCAAAGAGACATGGATGATCCTAAATCAGGAGTTAATGGTAAAGCTTTATCAACTATTCACGGACCGACTAAGACTAAAGAATTAATTGACTCTAAATTATCTATTTATGATGGTTATATTAGTGCTATGAAAGATGATAATTATGGAGCTATGCATAATTTAGATAATGCTTATAAGGACATAAACTCAGTTAATAAGCTTAGTATATATAAAGATGAGACTGTTGGAGGTCTAATGCAAATGCATGATGTCCTTAAAGGTATATCTCCTGAGTTTGATAGAGTCTTAACTGGAATGGTTATAGATAAAAATCTAGGTGGTCAACCAGGTATGAGAACGTGGGCAGAGAATAAAGTTCTAGAGTTTACAACTAATAAGCCTGGTTCTTCTACTCCAAAAGCTGTTGTTAACGGTCTTAGAACTGCTCCAGACGTCACACCTAATGCTAAAGCTAAGAGTTCTGAAGAGTTAATTAAAACTATTGAAATGATTAGTAAACCTGACACTCCAGATAAAGTTAAAGAAAATCTTATTAATAAAGCCTATGATTCGAAGAACTTAGGTTTTGTAAGTGAATTTGAAAAGAAGAATGGTAATAATCTTTCTATCTTTGGTAGAATGACTTCTCCAGATATGGGTAAAGAAATATGGAGATTAAGTGGACAGTCTGTTAATAATCCTCTATGGCAGAAATATAGATCTTGGGCTACTCAATCCTTTGGTCAAGAGATATTTGCAGATGAACTTAGACAGTTATCTGCTGCTCAGACAGCATTAGGAGGAACTCCTCATTTTGAACGTGGAGGTATAGGAGGTACAGGACAAGGATCTATTGGTTGGGATACTGTTAATCATAGACTCGTAGCTGATTTTCCTAATATAAGTGCATTCGATAGTATTAGAAAAAATGTTAATAGAATTAATTATGGTCTTTATAATATTAAAACTATAGCTGAGACAGAAGGTACAGATATTAATTCTTATATGTTAGGTGAATTACAGAAGTTTGGAGCTGTTAATCCTGAAGTTATGAAAGGATTACCTCAGCAGATGTATGATTCTATAGCTAAACAGAAACAGAATGAAGATGCTTTCAAAGCAGCAGTCAAAGAAAAGTATAAGAAGAGAGAACCTCAGTAATGGGCATCTCCTATGGTGATGGTCGTTGGTTTGATAATGAGTTTGAACAGATCGCTGATAGTCATCAGAGTTCTTTAGAACAGACATTTGGTAAAGGAACTTATGATTCTAAATCTGATACTTATAAAATAGATGAAGAAAAAGGTTCACAGAACTTTGAAGATGCTAAGAAAGATTTAAATCTTAATTCTCAGGAGGAAGCTTTATACCAAAGACATCTACAGAACTTACGTGGTTCCGGAGGTGTAGATAATCCAGATGGAAGTAGATCTAGTCTATTTAATAAGTCTTTCGATCATGAAGGTAAAACGTATAATCTTCCTAGTGTAAAGGAAGGTAAAATATTATCAGATGATGATACTTGGTCTAATGCTGTACAAGAAGGCTTAAGCAAGTTTCCTTCTTATGGGAGTCAAGAAGAAGCTCAATCTAGATATGGTAAGATGCATGACTACATGGAGAAAGATACTGCTGAGTTTCAAAATAAACCTCAGTCTAGTCTAACTGAACCTAAAGACATCCATATCATTAGACATGGGACTACGGAAGAGAATGAAGAAGATAAGATACGTGGTACTAACGATGATGTTAAGTTAAGTGATGAAGGCCGTAAACATGCCCTAGAAGCCTCTAAGGAGCTCCGTAGTAAAGGTATTGAAGCTTTGGTATCATCTCCTTTAGCTAGAGCTAAAGAGACATCTCAGATCATTGGTAAAGAACTTGGAATACCTATCACAGTCAATGACAAACTAAAGACTTGGAATGTAGGAAACTTCGAAGGTAAACCTTGTGAAGGTAATAACGATACGTTACAAGACTATGCAGAGAATAAACCAGATGAGAAAGTACCTGGTGGAGAGTCTTATAATGAATTTAAAGATAGAGCATTCGAAGGTATTAGAGAATCTATCTTAGCTAATAAAGATAAGAAGTTAGGTATAGTCACTCATCATATGGTCGAGAGTTCTTTAGAAGGTTGGGAGAAAACTGGACAAGATAATCCTAGTTTAGATCTATCTAAGCTATTTGAAGATACAGATCAACCAGGTTCAGTTCGTAAGATGACTATGGATCCGGACTCTACTATAATGCAAGGTAGCAATGACTCTAGAATGGCTCTAGAAGCTCGAGAGAAGGCCGCTGGTAGGCTTAAACAAGCAGTCGCTCCTGATGTAGGTCGACAAGAAGGATCTATCAGTGAATGGGTACAAAGTCAAGGGGGTAAGATAAAGACTGCTTTAGAGGATATGCTTAAGCATCCAGAGAACATGATTGGTACTAATGAAGGTATGTTCGTAGCTCCTTCTTTAGGTAAGAGATTGTTTGCTCAAGGTCTTCTTAAACAAGGTCTATCTCCTGGAGAAGTTAAAGCTCTGACTGGAGTAGAGAAAGGTGCAGAAGGTAAACTAAGACAAGAAGTCAGTGATCTAGGTTCTTATGTAACTAACCATGCTCCTGATATGCTTAAAACTGGACAAGCTAAATTAGGATGGGTATTTGATCATCCTGATTTATATAATGTATATCCTGAAGCTAGATATATAAAGGTTTTATATAATCCTAAATTACCTAAGACTACTGATGCTAGATTTACAGGAGATATTGAACTTAATCCTGCTTTAAAAGATCCTATGGACATTCATGATGCTATTCTTCATGAGTTACAACATTGGGTTCAATATAGAGAAGGATTTGCATTTAATGTTCCTTCTGATGCTCCTGAATCATTTGTTAAAGAATTCGCAGCTAGAATGCGTAAAGAAGGAGTTACAGAATCTCCTAAAGAAAGAATATATAGACAGTTAGCATCTGAAGTTGAAGCTAGAAATACTCAGAAGAGAGTAGGTATGACTGACTTAGAAAGACGTACATCTCTTGCTTCAGAGACAGAAGATATTCGGAGATCTCATCAACTTATCTTTGATGAACAAGGTAATCGATTAGATGCTTCTATGGCTAAAGAGTATTCATTAACTAAAGACGTTCCAGATGAACAAGTTAAATTTAGACTTGGACAGATGTTAAGAGATAAAGCTTCTACTAAGAAAACTGGGTATGACGTAGAATCTTCAGATTACATGTATTATAATACAAGGATAAGAGAGCTTAGAGAAAGACTTAAGGATCAAGATAGAAGTCCTAATATGTCTAAACCTCCATCTAAAGTCTTTGGATTACCTTCAGAAGTATATGAGCAAAGAGTGAAAGATGTTCTGACAAAACAACCTGAGTTAAGACAGATTCCATTTGGAGTAGATCCTGAGTATGTTAGATCTTTATCTTATGAAGACTATGTTAAGATGTTGGATTATTCTGAAGAAGCTTATGCTAAACTATTAAAGGAACATCCTGAGAAATCTAGAAATCCTGAGATGTCTTCGCCTTCAGGTAAACTATTACAAGGAAGATATCTTGAGGGTATTCAGAAACAATTAAATGCAGGTAAGAGTTTCTCGGAGATTGGTAAATCTTTAAAAGTAAGTAAAGATACTATAGCTGGTCTAGTCAAGAGAAATAATTTAAAATCAGCTAGGCCTCCAGATAAAGCTAAAACAGGAGTTAATAGAACTCCTTTATTAGATCCTGATTTCGACCTATAATAGAGTTAAAATCTCATTTAGACATAAAAATAGCCTCGGTAGGCTTTCGCTTACCGAGGCTAAGTCATGTGTGCCTGCGGGGCACTTGTTAGTTTCTTACATCAGAGCCCGCTTTTTGCTAGGTATACTGACCCGACCTCTGATGATCTTCTCTCTGTGAAGATTGGTTATGCTGCCTGAGAATTCTCATTCTCCACATTTGTGACCAGTGTAGGTACAGTTGGAATAAACACCTTAGTCGGAGGAGTCCAGTCCCAAGACTCCAGGTCTTCAATTGTTTTGATGATTGTTATAGAATCATCATTCCAATCGTCCGAAGTCTTATTTAAGTCTAGAGCTACGATACGACGTTCAGCTACCTTAGTTACTTCACTAAGCTTAGCTGAGTACTGATTATAACCTTCCTCATCTCGAACGATGGTATCGTCAGTCCATTCCAGGTTATCGATGAGTCGATATATGCTGAAGTATTCATCGTTCATAAGTGCAGGATCAGTCTTGAACTTACCAGCCTTCAGCCATTCAATAGCTTCGGCGTAATCCTTAGGATAAGGATCATCCATACCGAAACGCTTAGAAGCTTCTTTCAGTTTCTTAGAGACGATATTATTGAGCTCCTTGAAGAAGTAGTTCTTGCTCTGAGCGACGACATCTTCTTCTGTATTGTACCACATGGTAGTCTCCTTAGTTAAAGGAACTAATCTAATGTCTGGGAGGTTGACGTATACGGTTAGCATGTGTCGATACCACTCTGGTAGGTACTTTGGAGAGATCACCAGTTCTATGAAACCCGATGTGATCAAGTTCCTTATGGTCTCCCTTTGTGACCTTACCCAATCGTTCCGCATGTGCTCTAGCTTGGTTACGAGACTCTCGTCTTCGTACCTGAGCAGGGGTGTCTTCCCATCTTGTTTCTTTTGCATAATTTCTACTCATATATTCTAAACTTAACCTCTGATTTCTTCTGTTCTTGTTTGTGTATTGTATAATGAAGAGGCATGGTTAAGTTTAAATATCCATTAATCATAGCTTTACTCTTACCGTCTCTATTCACCCATGGAATAGGACCAAAAGATAAAGCGACTAAATCTTCATCATTCTTAATCCAATTGTTTCTTCTTAATTCATCCTCTATTAAATCTTTAATATGTCCTATGCTTATAGTTGTTTCTATAGTCTTAGGATATTCTTTTGTAACATCAGCATACTTAATAGCCTCAGGTTTCAAGTGTTGCATCTTCGTCTCCTTCAGAGGGTCGCTGTAGTTGGAAGCGCCTCGCTCTCCGGACTTTCTTCTTTTGCTCAATTCTTAATCTTTCTGCTTTGTTGGTTGGATGTTTGTTCTTGCTCATGGTAATAATTTATGAATGTCAAATGGAGTCGAGTACATTAAAACACAAGCTCTTCCTATACATGTAGACATACTATTAATATATATCAATGTTATAAGAATTCCTAAACTGAACCATATAAGTCTATGTAGCAATCTATCTACAATATCGACTATAGCCATAACATGCCTCATAGACCTAATAACCATTCATCTGGAATGTTACCGATGGCATATTTAAATCCATTCTTCATAGCCCATTTAATCTGTTTCTCTTTATATTCATAAAAGACTATTCTTAGATCCATATTAGGATGTTGTTTTTTAACTGCTATTAACTTGCATTTATCCTCTGGTCTTAAATAGCCTTTATATTCAATGTATATTTTACCTAAAGGAGTATATAGTTTAAAGTCTATAAGATAGTGTCGAGCTAAGACATAAGGAATCTTTTCAGTTTCGTATTCAAATGTAATCCTAGCTCGACGTAATTGATTGGCTATAGATTCTTCTGATTTATTTCTTGTCTTCACGATTTAATGCAAAATGTAGATCTAAAAAGCGTTCTATCCAATTATCTATGATTTTATCCATTCTTTTAGTCGCTTCGTTTTTAGACATCTTGTTCCTCTTCTTCATCGTTTAAATATTTACAATCTCTAATAGGTTTCTCACATTCACACCAACCATTTAATAACTTACAGTCAGTAGGACTGTTATTATTATGAGGTTGGAATAAGAAATCAGTGTATGACTTGTCCAGTTCTATTGATCTCGATGACATCAGGAGTCCTTTCTACGTGTGTGAGATATGTTGGACCATTGGCATAAAGAAACGTTCGTAATGAAGGCCAGCAGCAGTGCTTGAAGTTGTTATAGCTAGACCTCGTATCAAGTCTAATGTTTCCTGACTTACCGTCAGGCTGGGTTCCACATTCACACCTAGGAGGGGAAGTTCTCCTAGTAATTTCTTTATAAGCTTTAATTCTTTCTCGTATATGTTTTTCTCTAAACTCATGTTCATAAAGTAACATATGTCCTAGTTGTTTGTCAATAGCTAATATGTAAGCTTTATCTTTTACCAGTACCAGATCGTCGTTAAGACTAGCGCCCAGATAAGCGTCAAGTTGAGATAGATAGCCCCAATCGTCAAGCGTTGTTTTGTCTTTCCTTTTGAATTTGTCCATCCCACGGCTAGAGGAAGATTTAACATCAACAATGTAGCCGTCGATAATGCAGTCTCTATGACCGCGGATACCATCGAGAACAAGTTCATCCTGCTCTCCCGTAACTGTATGTCCTGAAGCCTTGGCAAGAGATATAGCTTGAGCCTCTATTATATGACCAAAGGAATATTTAAACTCTGCCCATGGAGGTAGAGGCTCTGCTAACTCTGGTGTATGTATTGAATGCCATAAAGCTTTAGGACAGACAGGTCCAAGTTTAGACATTCTCAGTCTAGATTTATATGTATCGTTATATTGAGATTGTAATCTTTTAGTTATGTTATTAGACAAATCCAGGGCTAGTTCATCTGTGAACCAGCCTCTGGTCGTCAATAAGTACTGTATATCGGTAACCAGAGTATCGATTGATTTCAATTATGGTATCATTCCTTTCACTTGATGTGCAAGTTGTAAGTATAATATCAATTGTCCAAAACCTACGATCGGAGCAAATGCAGCCATTGTAACAAATGTCTGTGCTACTTCCAACCATTTATCCTTCTTCTTAGGTGGTTCTGGTTTCTTGTTAGCTTCTTTTAGATCCTTTTCAACTGATTTCCAAAAATCTATTGTTTCTTTCATCTGTTGAAGAGGGCTTTGTTGTGGACCGAAAGGATTTCCGTATCCTCCATACATTTTAACCTCCATTCTAAATGGACTAAAATAGATTATTAAGAAATAATCTAACGGGGGGATATGTCCCCCCAAACTTAAGGTGGTTGTTTAATTTGTCCATGGTGAGAAAATGTAAACATTTCTTCACCTCCATTAGTTAAAGTCTCGGACATGAGACTCTAGAAGCCTCCCGCGGTAGACAACCGTCGAGGCTTTGGCGCTTGTCGCGTAGGCCGGTGTAGCTTTCCAACCTCGAAAGGGGATTGTCTTCCTGGCGATACGCTTCTCTACATCGAGAGGTCTGATGTTCTCTTTCCAGGATCAGTTTACATCTATTGAGTAGTGTTTTAATAGACTTGACCTTACCCCAGTGTACTTGAGAACTGCGTCTCTTTAGATCATTCCTTCCTTCCTCAGGAAGCGGCGATCTTTGTAGAGTATTTGATACTGAGACATCAACCTATGTTGCTTCCTATGCTAATGGAACATGGTTCACATAGTTTAGGTCAATGCTTCAGAGCATGTCTTCCTAATTAATGATGCTACTGCTCAGCCTTTTCAGATCAACATCCTTGTTGAACATACCACAGGTTGTTCGGTCTTACAACATATATAGGTTGCACCCTATACGCATCCGATCACATAGGACTCGCATTCTACCACTCGCGTACGACACTTATCTGGTGTCCGCTGCGTCCTGTTGCTTTTCTGCCACTGTGACATATCAAGGCTTAGATCCTACTTGTACTTATGACCAGATCGTACTTGAAGTGGTCTATTACACTATAGACCAGGATACCAATCATAAGTCCTGCTTATGCTACTCTAGCTGTTAGCTAGTTGACCACAGGTACATCACCATCCTTTGCCGTCCCATGGTTTGGACCCTAGAGGGGACTAAGCGGACTGATCTCGTCTGTCACCGGAGGATAGATCTAAGTACCGGTTAAGTCCTACTCTCCGATGTTTTAGCTTCCATGTCGGAGATAACACGGGCCTACTTAGCGCTCTGACTATGCTGTCCGAATGACTAGTACGTTACTACCTGGCAACTCCTCTTAGCAGGTTTGTACCCAGATCCTTCCGTACATCTTTCACATAGGATCGCTACCTACGAGAGAGTTCATTTATCCTCATCCGTTTCCTTCAGCCGTGGCTGTAGTCTCTCTCGGCAGTGGAGGTTTCACTCTTCTCGGTTCCTTCTGCTGGCCACTCTCTGCCAGTATTGTTCTGAGCTCGTTCGATTGCAGGTCGAACAGTAACTGGAGGAGAAGCTCGTTCTACTACTTCAATTACCTGACAAATAAAGACTTTAGTAATAAGAGAGTCTCCTGCCAACTGTTTAGCAGCATATGCATGAATGTTTGCTAATGTAGGCTTACAGTTAGGAGGTAAATTATTAGGTGGATCTTTCTCATGAGTTGCTTTAACAGCAACAGCGGCATAGAATTTCTCGTTCATTACATCACCTCATAGATTGGACGTCTATAATAGACTAACTCATAGTGAGGGATTACTTTAATTCTTTTACCTCCGTGTTTTCCTTTAGATCGATAGACTCTTGTCCATCGTTCTTCTAAGACCCAACATCCTTCCGTACTGTATTTTCTTTTGGACATTGTTCTTCTCCGTTACAGGAATAGGGAACTCCCCACGGAGATAAGAAGTTCCCTATTCCTTCGTTAGTTAGGCAGCGATTGCCAAGGTTTCGATCTCAGTCTTGGCAGTATCTCCCGTTGTGGTGTTGTCATTTGCGACAACCAAATCCTGAACCTTGATATCCAAGATCTCCGGAAAGGATACAATCTTGATCCCCTCAAGAAGGTAGACATCACTACGATACTTAATCAGATGCTTCTTAGCTGCTGCTAAAGCATCATCATAAGTAAACCAACCATTGAGTTCAGGATTGACCTCCTGACCACCACGAACATGACCATATTGAGGATCATAAGCTAACCAGAACTTATTCATTTCTTTACTCCTAGAATGAAGGATGTTGTTCAGGAGGTACTTTACTAAATCCCCTGATTTCCTTCGGTTCCCTATTACTGTTTGCTTCATAAGGGACTAATTTATCTACTCTAATAGAAACTAATCTAGCTGCTGTTCCTCCTATTTTACTTCCAGGAGGCTGATAGCTATAAGTTTCTATTTTAATAGTGACTTCAGAACCATTGCCTACGTTAACATGTATAGGTAAATTATCTTTATCAAGTATCATAGGTGCAGCGTATAATCTACGTACACCTTTTATGATCTTCTCTGCATGAC